TTCCATTTTTAATGTATTATATTTTTTAAATCCTAACCAATTATATGTAAAACTTGGAATTGATATAGTCTTTATAACCCATGTTGGTAATAACATATCATCCGTAGTAGAATTTTTAACAGTAACTATATGCCGACAATTTACTTTGGGTTCAAATATTTGATCAGTAAACATATTAGTTAATAGTTTTCCTCTATTAGAATTTGGAATTTTAGGTTCTGTAATCATATACATATAAATAGATAGATAAGTAACTTTTTAGAACGTCTTTATAGATTATTGGTAAATCATAAATTTCTCAAATTTAAGAATAGGGCTCAATTCCCTATAAGGACACCAAAGTATAACTTGACATTTAATAAAAAATAATGTAATATTAAAAATAATTTAATGGTCTCGTAGCCCAAGAGAAGGAGGCACAAGTCTCAAAAACTTGACAGTATGGTTGCAACCACCATCGAGACTACCTTATTAGATTTAATGGCACCGTAGCCCAATTGGAAGTATGGCGTTTGTTTTAGAAACAAAATGTTGGAGGTTCGAGTCCTCTCGGTGCTACCACTTAATTTCTAAATAAGTAATCGTTTCTACAAGTTCGATTATATGTATAGATACTATGAATAACAAATATAATATGAATTTAAATGATATAGATTTTAATAAGCCAATAAGTTATTATGCTAAAATGTTTAAATTGAGCGAATCTACAATTCGATATAGGTTTAGAAAACTAGAAATTTATAATAAATTCGAGTCGACCAAAATGAAATCATCTTCATTTAGGACAAAAATATTTAGAGAAAAATATGAGTTATCACCATCTAAATGTTTAAATTGTAATAATAATTTATTATACGAACAACGAAAAAACAAATACTGTTCAACCAAATGTGCGGCAATTCATACTCAACAAGACAGTGGACATAGAAAATGGACAACCGAAGAAAAACAAAAACAAAAAGAATTAGTGTTAAAAAATCCTTATTTTAATGGTATTAAAAATAAAGAAGAGGCACATGGATTTAAAGAAGGATATGATAAAAATAGAAGACCATTTAATTCATCTGATAGAATTAAAGCTGTTAATTCAGTTAAATTAAAATGCAAAATCAACAGAGAAAAACTTCCATTTGAATCTTTTAGCAAATATGTTAGAAAAGATATTTTAATATCTGAACGAGGACACAAATGCGAAAACTGCAATAATTCAGAATGGCTTAATAAAAAAATTACATTAGAAGTAGAACATATAAACGGCAATAATCAAGATAATAACAAGACTAATTTAAAATTATTATGTCCAAACTGTCATTCGTTAACACCTACTTGGAGAAGACGGAAAAAATCAACATCAATATCAGACGAGACAATAAAAGATACGCTCAAAACTTCGAGTTCTATAAAAGAAACTTTATTAAAATGTGGACTGTCTCCTAATGGTGCAAATTATAAGAGAATCCACGAATTAAAATTTACTGGCCGTGTGTAGCGTAAGGGAAATGAAGAACCGGAAGACTTAAAATCTTTTGCTACTTGGGGGTGCAAGTCCCTTCACGGCTACCATTTAATATCACTTGACTTTAATTTAATAATGTGATATTATAAAGTCATAATTATGACAACATTAGAATTATCCAAGAAAAATTGGAATACACAATATTTACAATATGATTCCGAAAAATGGAATATTAATTTTAAATATTATTCTGGCGGCATAAATATAGAAGCATATTATATACCAACTGGAGATATGCGTAGAAATTATGGATTTTTCGATGCAATTTCTATCAGAACAAGTCTTATTCCTACCTATGTCAGTAAATATGATATTGAAGTTTGGAATTGAAACTTCTTGACATTTTTTTATTTTCTGATATTATAAAGTCATGAATATAAAAGTATTTAAATTAGGAGAATGTAATAAAGGTGACATAGTTCAATTTTTAGATGATTGGGAAGTGTCACATAAAGAAAATATTGATATAGTAAAATACAATTCGGCTAAACGAAGTAGAACAAAGGGAATTGTAATTTCTAAAACAAAAAATAAGTCAAAAGTATTGGAATTTGATAGTATAGGCCACCATAGATTTGATAAATTGTTAATATTGAGTAGCATGAGAAATAGTTTTTTAGTTTGTAAATTGGATTATAAATTGGAAACTAATCCAATATCAGAATAGTTATGGCCCCAAGATGTAAGGTAGCATGGGTGGTTTTATAAACCATATAATCGGCAGATTGCCGTACTGGGTCGTTCAATTCGACATGGGGCTACCATTTTTCTTACTTTGATATTTTATATTATAAATATATATATGAGTAAAGAAAAAACACCAAAAAAAGTAGAGGAATATTTTCGTTGACATTCATTAACATTCTGATATACTTATGAATGAATTAACAGAAGAACAGGAAAATAAAATAAACAATTCATATCGGGCATCAGGTAATTGTATTTGTGATATATGTAGTAAAAAATATTACGATCATAAAGATTATGAGCCTTCTAAACTAACACATTGGCAAGGTGAATGCTGGCTACAAGAATTATGTAACGGAGATTTAGTAAAATTATGAAAAAATATTCCGATAATAAAAAACTAGAATGGTTAAATAACTTAATATTTAAGGAAAAAAGTGATCTAGATTGTCAATATTTAAGAGATAATTTTTCTAGTTTATCTAGTGCTATTGATTTTTTTATAGATGTTACCAAAAGAGGATGTAATTGTGACATTCATGATAATCAAGTATGTGATGTATGCCAAAACGTAGTTGGTAAAAAATTAAAAGATATACGTTAATATGATATGTTTTAAATGTGAAACCGAAGATAAATTCACGGTGAGAGAATGTTTGGTTCAACAAGATTATAAAGGAATAACCATTGAAATAATGACTCCTTTAACAGTTTGTAATTTATGTGGGTTTCAATCTGGAACATCCGGACAAATTGATGAATTACTTAAAAGAACCAAGGCAAAATATAAACATATAATTACAAATTCTATAGATTATACTATATGAGCAATGAAAAAGAAACAAGATTAAAACACGAACAAAATTACATAGAGTTTTTAGAAAGAAGACTCAATAGTAATAATTTTAAGAAAAACTCAACTGAAGAAGAGTATAAAAAGACTGCCGCAAAATTAAAAAAGGCAAAATTGGTATTAAAAATATTAAAATAACACTCAAGTTGTGAGTTGAGTGAATGGTGGAATATATGAATGTGCGGTAAGCACTTACTAATAAATTTTCATTCTCTCCACTCAGAATGAAGATTGATTTATATTTATGAATATACATGTATCAGAAGAAATAAGAAATAAATATCCAACCTATGAATTTAGAGGAACCCGGTTCACATTAAGAAATGGAAAAGAGTATATTAGAGCGTTACACAAAACATTAAACGATATCCATTTTTATTCATTCGAAGAGGATTTTTTCTGGTTAGACAAAGATGATATTTTAACATTATGAGACTATTAAAAAAAGAAGAAATTGAATTGGTAAAACCAAAATTTAAACAAATGGTACTGGATGCTTGGAAGCGTGGAGAAGGTGTTCCGTATGGAATTATTCTGTTAGATGACACCCCGATTACTCGAAAAGATGCCCAGCGAGCAAGAGAATTGATTAAACAAGGTAAGATAAAAGATTAATATAATGCGTTTATGGTGAAATTGGATTATCACAAATGTCTTCGAAACATTCGTTTTCAGTTCGAATCTGAATAGACGCACCGTTTTTAATAAAAGAATCAAATCCGAAAAAGAATTTCGTAAACTCATAGGATTAAAATCGGCTAAACATTATAAAATATATAAATTATTAAACGATAACAAAATTTAATTGTTATATTTATATAGGAAATACCCTATATGAATAAACACATTTACAATTTAAACCCAACCCCGAAACATCATTTATTTCATCCTTCTAAATTGATGGTAGCAGAACCTTCTCCCGTTCCATTACCAGATACAGTTGATTTAAGAGAAACTCTTTTATTAGATTCGGTATATGATCAGGGAAACTTAGGTTCGTGTTCTGCCAATGTTTTTGCCGCTGCTTTTAATTACGAATTAAAATCTAAGAATCTAACACCACTTACTCCAAATCCTTCTCGTTTATTTTTATATTATAATGAAAGAACTATCGAAAATACCATAGACCAAGATAGCGGTGCTTGTTTAGGAGATGGATGCTCCGCCTTAGAAAAACAAGGAATATGTGCGGAATCTGATTGGCCTTATGATATTACTAAGTTTACAGTTAAACCATTAAACGAATGTTATATATCGGCATCTTCTAATGTATTATTACAATTTAACACCTGTAATAATTTAAACGATATCCAACATAGTTTGGCAAATAATCATCCGGTTATTATAGGAATTATATTATATGATAGTTTTGAAAGTGATACAGTAGCCAAAACCGGTATAGTTTCATTGCCAGATACTACGAAAGAAACATTACTTGGAGGACATGCCGTGCTAGTATGTGGATATGTTAATTCATTACAACATCTTATTGTTAGAAATAGTTGGTCTGATAACTGGGGTCTTAATGGATATTTTTTGTTAAGTTACGAGTATATATCCCTTGGATATATGAGCGAAGCATATTCATTACAAGTAGTTAAATAATGTCAAAATACACACGACCCTAAAGGGATAGGGACAAACAATAATTTAATTGACTTTAATTTGATATTATGATAAGGTTAAGACATAAATAATGCTGTCGTGGCTCGAATTGGATTTAGGCAACAGACTTCTAATCTGTGAATTTAATTATTCTATGGAGGTTCGAATCCTCCCGGCAGCACCAAATAAATTATGAATACTATAAGAAAAACATCAGAAAACGAAAAATTATATCTAATAAGATTTTCATATGAATTAGATGTACGAATTAGTTCTTCTATTCAATCGATTCACGAAGAAACTTGTTTGGTATATGCTCGTTCTTATATGAAAGCGTGTGAAAAAATCATTAAAAAATATAAGAATGCCAGTAAATTTCACAATTTAACTATTTCTAATTTATGAAATTATACGTTTTGGGATTTTTATTTAATGAAAAATTAACACAGGTTGCTCTAATTAGAAAAACAAAACCAGAATGGCAAGCCGGAAAATATAATGGAATCGGTGGGAAAATAGAAAAAGGTGAAAGTCCGTTATTTGCCATAATAAGAGAGTTTGAAGAAGAAACTGGTGGAAAAGCAAATGAGAATTTTTGGCAATTATATTGTAATATGAAATCATATGAGTTTGAAGTATATACATTTTCAGCAATTGGAGATTTAACAGATTTAAAAACTACTACTGAAGAAGAAGTAGTCATTATCGATGTAGATCAAGTTAATATACTAAGAGATAAATTATTATCAAATGTTCCGTGGTTAATTGAAATGGCAATTGATAAATTAAAAAATAACGAATTTAATTATTCAGTTATAAATTACTATTAAATGCGTCTATGGTGAAAATGGATATCACGAGAGTTTCCTAAACTCCAATTAAAAGTTCAATTCTTTTTAGACGCACCACATAATTTATGAATAAAGTTAAATGTCCGTTTTGTAAAGCAAGATTTAACGTCTTCTCGCCAGAAATCCCACTTGCTTTAGCGGGTGGGATGAATGGCGAAATATAATAAGTTGTCATTTACATATATACCTGATATATTTATAGTTAGAAATTAAACAACATAAAGGTTTGAATATGATTTACTGTGTGTCAGGAATTGACTCGCAGGATAAACAAAAATGTGGGGAGGCGTTGAGGATTGTATCTGGTAAAACAGAGAGAGTAATCAAGTCATTGAACCACAAAACCAAGAAACTAATCAAGCGGGGAAACCCACTTGCTTTAGCGGGTGGGTAATTCATAAAAATAACCAAGGAAAATAAACTAAAACGGCTTTTGGGATAGTTTCGAAAACTATACGTGCCTTAATTGTGCATCTGGATCGACACCAGTATTTTCCGCCATTTAGAATATAGTTATATATATGGTAGAGAAAATAATCCAGTGATTATCTCTGACTTGAAATCAGGTGGCACCTGAAAGGGTGTGGCGGGCGGCACGTCTCTCTACCGCCAATTTGTTATGGAACATAAACCAATCAGGGTATTGGCGCATCTTGGAAAGATGATGGTGCCTTAAATGTGCATTAGTTTCGAATACTATGTGTTCCTCCATTGGTAGATAAACCAAGAGGGTTCTTGGAACGCTTTGCTAAAGCGATTGTCCCTTAATTGTGGATGGTTTTCGAATAATCTGTCTACCGCCATTTTCAGTCTTCAATAATTCTTCTCAATTTCTTCAAATACATCTTGACATTTTTCAAATATCTGATATTCTATATAAACTTATGAGTAAATTAAAAAGTATGGCTAGAAAATTAAACCCCTATCGTGTTGATATTGCTATTAGAACTCAAGCAAGGAAAAAAGAGTTAGCATTAACAATGGTAAAAGAAAGAGCAGAAACTGATAAAGAGTTTGCCGCCGACCTTATTAAAGCAGTCGGAGAAAACCTTCCAAAAGACATTAGAGAAGTTGCGGAAAAAACTTTAAATTCTTAACTATGACTAATGAAGAGAAACGAACTGGTATAATTGAAAGGTTTAAATCGGACAGTATAGATTTCGACCCACTGATGCTTTCTGCTTTAATAATCACTAAATATTTATTTGATTTCCAAGAATTAGGAATATTAGAAGGAACTATTAAAATAGAAGAATCCGGCAAAAAAATAATTGATATTATAAATGAATTTAATTGGCTCCCAAGTGATTCTGAAATAGAAGAATTCATTTCCAATTTAGTATCTTCTGCTGATAATAAATCGCTAATTACAATGGTTAAAGCTTATAGAAATAATCCACAGGAATTCATATCTAAAATTAAAAATGAAGAATAATACTAAAATAAATACAGTAATAGATAAATTTAAATCTCTTTATATTAAATGTGATTGTTCCACTCATATGCTTCAGGCAGAGCGTTATTACGAAGACAAGGTGGATAAAGGATTTAATTTTGCTATTTGGTATTATGGAATACGTGGAACTTTAACCTTAAAAGAACGATTGAGATGGTGTTGGAAATTACTTACAACCGGAAATATATGGGCAGATAGCGTTATTATTACCGATGAAAAAGCATTGGAACTTGCCGATTTTATAAAAACAGAATTAAAAAATGAAAATACAAATGAATAATGAGCCGGTTTCTGTGGCTCCTACTCCAAACACAGAAGAAACAAAATACGTGGTCACTAGAGATGGATATAGAGTATCAGATAAAGAATATTTATTTTTTGATGATAACGAAGCATTGGCCGAAAAAACATTCTGGACAAGAGCATCCAAACGAGAAAAAGTAGAAATAGTTAAATATAATCCATTGAAACATAAAATTTGGTAATCAATATTATTTCAATTGTTACAAGCCGGAAAAATTTTCCGGCTTTTTTGTTTTTATACACTAATGGTTTATATTTATTTATGTAATGGCAAAAAGAAAAACACCAATACCAGAGAATGAAACATATATTCTGCCATCTTCAAACGAAGAAATGGAAAAATTCATAGAGAAATTTAGAATAGATATGACCGAACATATAGTATCTTCTATAGAATTTGCCATCGACAATAAATCTCCGATCATAGAAGTATTCCAGTTCAAAAATAGTGATTATGTAATTACCATAGCCGAAAAAGACTATGATCTTAACTTAACCCATATTCACGATTTATATAACAAATTTAAATTATATGAGTTATGCCCTCGGATAGAAAAAATCAAGGACAAGTTAAAAAAATATGAGTAAAAAAAATAAAAAACTAAAAAATGATAAAATCCAAAACTCACAAGAAAATCCAACCGATAAAACTCCAGTAATTTTCCAACGAAATAAATTAAAATCCGCATTAAATATTTTTAAAAGAAGTGATTTAACACCAAGACAAAAAGAATTTTTAGAATTAGTAGCTAATAAAGAAGTCAAAATGATATTTGTATCCGGCCCATCCGGGAGTGCAAAAACATTCCTTTCTATTATGGCAGCATTACAATTATTAAGCGATAAAAAAGTAAGTGATATAATTTATGCCCGTAGTATTGTAGAATGTTCCGATAAGTCACTAGGGGCATTGCCCGGAACGATTGATGATAAAGTTCATGTATATTTACAACCACTGATTGACAAGATGGAAGAATTATTACCCAGACATGAAATTGAAATGTTGAATAAAGATAAAAGAATTACCGGAATGCCTATAAGTTATTTACGAGGATTGAACTTCAATGCCAAAGCAATTATCGGAGATGAGTTTCAAAACTGTACTTATAAAGAAATATTAACATTTATAACCAGAACTGGTGAATTTAGCAAAGTTTTAGTTCTGGGAGACATTGGACAAAGTGATATAAACGGAAAATCTGGATTTGAAAAAATGATGAACTTGTTCGACGGCGAAAATCATAGAAAAAACGGAATATATGTGTTTAAATTCACGATAGAGGACTGTGTTAGAAGTGGATTGGTTAAACACATACTAAAAACCATAGAAGAAGATAAATTGAAAAATCCCAAGTAAAAATCACATTTGGCATATAGTTATACAGTATGGGTAATTCAAGAGCATCAAGTTTAAATCCGCTGACTTATAATCAAGTCGCTTCCAATGACTTATTTACAATTGTCGATATGTCTTTGCCGGAATCTAAAAAAATAACGGCTGGAGATGTAGCAACGTATGTATTAAATAATGGAAATATAACAGCATCATTAAATGGAACGGCAAGCTGGGCCAATACGGCTGTGTTTGCCCTAAATGCTCCAACAAGTCCTCAAGTTGCCTATGCCACAAGTTCTCTAAGTTCATCGTATGCCACAAGTTCTCTAAGTTCATCATATTCCAAAATATCATCAAATTCTCTAAGTTCATCATATTCGTTAACCTCATCCTATGCATTTACATCGGTTGCATCAACTACATTTGCAACCTTAGCGGCAAATCTATACTATGACGGAGTAACTCCTAATGGAACCGCTTCGTATTCTATTTCATCTAGCCATGCAAATAATGCTGATAATGCAATGAATGCGGTTAATTCCACGAATGCGGTAAATGCTACAACCGCAGTTTATTCAACTACTGCGGTTAATTCCACAACTACTAATTTGGTAAATGGATTTGGGGGACTTTATGCCCCTCAAGTTGTGGCTGCAATGTCGGGTAATACTTCAAGTATACTTAATAATTATAATGTAAATACTGTTAATAGCGCAATAACACAATCTTGCATAACTATGTCATTTTCAACTACATTACCATCATCCATTTATTACGTGTCAATAAATTTATCAACCAGCGCATCTTATAATATGCAAAAATTAGCATCCGTGTTATATATTCCTTTTACTGGATCAGTTCCACGATTATTAAATGCTGATATTATAGTTTACCAATAATAAATCATATGTCCTTAATATTAAGCAGTATAAAAATAAGCGAACTAAATCAACTGACATATCTTAGCAGCAGTGATTTCTTTCCTATCGTTCAGAGTTCGTCAATGACTACTGAAAGGTCTAATATATTAACATTAAATAATTGGATGACGGTAAGCGGTTCTGCTTTATCTGCCTCATATTCTCCGTCGATGTACTGGAAACTTTCATCTAATTCTCCTCTTAATATTACAAATGCAAATTCAGGAAATGTGGGAGTTAATACAACCTCTCCATCATATACCTTGGATGTAAATGGAAAAACAAATAGCACTAATTTACAAGTGGGTCACGTTATTACAGCATCTATTATAACTTGTAGTTTATCATTACATTCAAATACATTGGGAATACCATATAAACCATTTAATTATTTTACAACATATCCAAATCAAGGTAGTATTTATTTCAATGCCGGTCCTTATGATGATGATGCATTTACGCATACGTTATATGGATATGGAAGTGATTGGGCAACTATATTTTATACAGACGCAACTGGACATTGTGGACAGTTAAATGTCTCAATTGGAGATGATGGTATTACTGCATCGACTACAAATACCGGTCCCGGAGGAAATTATACACTGGCAGGACCAAATATAGAATCATTAAAGGCAACCAGTAAAGGATTCGTAGTTTCTACGTGGGGAACTTCTAGTCCACCAGCAGGAACATCATCATTGTCTACTTCGAGTGCGTTTTTCGTAGATGTTATAAATGGATGGACGTATGGAAAATTTTTCATGGGAGATAGGTTTATAGGACATGATTATACTACTGGATTTGAAGGAACATATGGGTCTTCGAGCATTGCTATATCATATACCGCAACCACCGGAAGTCCGGCTATAGGATTTATAGGAACTTCTAGTTATAGTGTAAGTTCAAACTGGTCTGCAACCTCAAGTTATGCTGTAACTGCATCGTATGCAAATCCAACTAATATATTATCTTCTGTTTATAGGGCTGGATCATTTGTTGTTATTCCTAGTGGTGGAACCGTTTCATTTTCGTCTCCTTTACCAACTTCAAACTATGCTGTTGTATTAACAACAACAGGATCTCAGGCAACAATGGGGGGTTCAAACTATGCTCAATCAGTGAACGTAGTATCCAAAACCAATTCGGGATTCGTATATCAGACATATGATTCTGACCTAGTAGGAGCTTCTTGTTTTTATATTGTAATGGTAAATTATTAAAAGTTATAATAACTTGACTATTATATATTTTAGTATAAACTACATATAATGTTATTTTTTATATATTTCATAATATATATGGAAGGTAAAACTTACAAAAAATATTATGGAACAACAAGATATAAAAGAAATAATACAAAAGTTAAATGATTTTTTAATCGAAAAAAACGAAGAAATCATATTTGACACAATAGAACAACTGAAAGAATATTTAGACGATGTTATATGTTGATATTTACTATATTTTTAAGCGTGATACTTGTGGTGGCAATTTCGATTGTTATTGCCGAACTAATAATCATTAAAAAACTATTAAATAAACAAAAAACATATGAAGCGTGGATATTATCAACTAGAACACAGGTCCAAGAAACATTAACATTTATGCGAGACATAGATAAGCAGGGGGTGTTTTCTTCTAGGGAAGTAGCAGAAGGAATATTTGAATCGGATGATTTAGTGGGTCAAATTTTTAAACAATTAACGGAGATTGTAGAAGACCTAAACAAAAAAATAGAATAATGAAACTTAAAAAATATTTAATCAAAAAAAACAAATCCAAACTTAAGGTTAAAAAATTCAAAGTAACAAATGTAAAATATAATAAAATTAAAAAACAAAGAAAACCACGAAAACTTACAAGTCCAACGTCTCCGTTGATGTATTTTACCGATGATACGGAACAAGCTATTATTTTATACAATAATACTGAAGATAAATTAGAAAAAGATTTAATCTATAATACACGAATACACTATCCATTTTCCAAATTAGTAGAAAATATATTCAATACATTTAAATTTTCATATTTTGAGACCGGGGCATTTGATGCTCAGAAAGAATGTCTTAGTCACTTAGTAGCAAACATTCATAAATATGACCCAAAACGACGAAGTAAGATAAACCCTCATAAAAAAACCAAAGCATATGCATATTTCAGTATCGTTGCCAAGCATTTTTTAATATTATTAAATAATAACAATTATAAAATATGGAATCGAAGTAAAGAAATAGGAGAGGATCACGAGGAACATACGGTTCAGCTTCAACACACAGATAAACATCACAATCAACAAGAAATGAAAGAATTTATGAAGCTGATGGTTGATTATTTTGAAAATAATGTAGGTAAAATTTTTAATAAAGAAAAAGACCTCAATATAGCAAATGCAGTAATTGAAATAATCCGAAACTCAGATAGAATAGATATATTTAATAAGAAAATGTTATATGTATATATTAGAGAAATGTCCGATTGTAAAACTCAACAGATTACAAAAATATTAACTAAAATGAAGGGTCATTATGCGTGTATCAGTAATCAGTATAAAAACACAGGAATAATAGACGAATAAACTATGGACAATGATGTAAATATATTTGATAACTATAAATTGAGTGAACTATTTAAAGATATTAAAACTAGAACCGATGAAAAGCATACTCAAATAAATGATATATTATTTGGACTCACTAAATTTTTAGATGATAAAAATGATGCGATGATATTTCTCCCAAGAATAAAAGAGTTACTGGAAGTCGGAGTTCATAATAATGAACATCTGGTAAAATTGGCAGGAGTTGCTCAGAAATTAACAAATATAAAAGGCGGAATGACCGAACTATTATCCGAAGAAGAAAAGGAAAACTTGCTTAAATCTGCGTCGATTACACTTAAAGATATAACTAAAGAAATAACCGATAGTTCTAAATAATATGTCGTATTGGAAAGGTCATAACAAAAATACAAAAAGCGTTGATCGTTTTGATCTTACTTATAATTCGCACGGAAATAATGCGATTCAGTTAGAATTTCATGAGTTAGAGTTAGGAATAGTATTGGACGTAATATTAGATGATAAACATCCATTTATAACTAAAGGATCTTCTACATTTACTAAAATAAACGTAGATAAAAATCCTGTATCTGTTTATAACATTCCGGCGTTACCTACTGACACGGACTATTCATTGATAGGAAGAGTATTAGTCAGACCTCTGATTTCTGGTAAAAAATTAACCAAAGATAGTTTAATATGGGCATATCCAGCCGAATCAAATATATCGGAATATCCTCTTATAAACGAAACTGTAGTTTTATCATCATTCAATGATAAAACATATTATTCCAGAAAACTTAATCATCATAACTGGGTAAATAACAATTTGGATTTTGGCATTGATCTTGATAGTCCTCCAAATACAGTATTATTTACATCTTCTCCGTTTATAGGAAAAGAAAAATCAGTTACTAACTGGAAAAAAAATGAAGGATATAGCGGATATGCCGGTAAATATTTCGTAGCAAATAATAGAATTAGAAATTTACAAAGGTTCGAAGGAGATTTAAATATAGAAAGTAGATTTGGACAGTCTATTCATTTCTCATCATATGATGATAACCGAGGAAATGATACCGGGTATAAACCATATGTTGATTATAGTGATTTCGGTGGAAATCCAATGATTTTAATACGAAACCGCCAACGTTCTCTCCTAAAAGAAAATGAAACATTATCTCTTCATAACAGTCCAAATCCGGCTACTATTACAGGGACATCAGTAGAAAAAAACGTTGGTGGATATATACAAGAAAATATTAACCACGACGGATCATCCATACACATTACAAGCGGATTGACAATCAGTAAATGGGTAACTACGTGCTACAAAAAAATGTTTGGAAACACAGAAGAAGTGTCTAAATTTAATGGATATACTTCATTTGTTTATCCCGAATTAAACAAAGACCAGATTATAATTAACAGTGATCGGTTAATATTTTCATCGAGATATGGAGAATTGTTTCAATATTCTAAAAAAAGGTTTGGAATTGTCACTGATAGTGAATATACAGTAGATGCTCACGATCAAATTATACTTACTACCAACGTAAAAACAGTTATAAACTCTCCGGCTATATATTTGGGGGAATATAACCAAACAAACGAACCGGCATTGTTAGGACAAACCACTGTAAATTGGTTATATGAATTGTGTAATTGGCTATTAGAACACGTTCATCAGTATAAACACGGACATGAGAATCCGTCCGCTGGAAACGCAAATCCAGATCAAAGTCAGACTGTGCTACCACCACAAATTCAACAATTAGTTGCTCTACGTGCTACATTGAAAACATTGATGAGTAAAAGAGTATTTGTTACGGGTGGAGGGTTTGCTCCGGGATCAAATGGAGCATCTATTACCGATGGAACACCACCGACTAAAATAGACGTTGGCAGTGGAACTGGTGTTCCGGGTGGATGGAATGGACAAAATTATAGAACATAACAAAAATACATTATATTTATAATTATGAACAACAAAACCGCAATTTTAAAAGGGTTAATTGAAAAAATGGTTTCTAATGAAGTCAAGAAACAATTGCCAATATTGTTGGAAGAGTTACTTACTAATCCATCGAACAATACGTCCATTCCTAAACCAGTTGAATTAACCTCTAGAACATCAACCTTAAAAGAAATATTAGAAGATAAAGAAGTTTCTAACGTTAAACCAGCACCAACTCAAAAACAAACTAAAAAATATAGCTCTAATCCTATGATTAACAGTATATTAAACAGTACGGTTAATGATTTATCATTACGAGAATCTGGAAGAGCAGTTCCATCAGTTGGGTTAGATGGTCAGATTGGAATGTCGGCAAGAATAGAAGATTTAAATGAGTCTATTATTTCTCAGCCGCAATATAACAATACAGAAATAGAAGTATCTAACGTGTCAAGTCCAGTAATCGACTCGGTGCTTGATCTAAAAGGCCAAAGTGAAGCGGTTGATAATCTAATGAAGTGGGATTTTAGTGCGATATTAAAAAAGTCGATGAAGAAATAATATGCCAATTGGAGTATCATTGCCTATTCAAAATGGAACAAATGGTTATTTTAATCAAACATATGATACATTTTCTACGTATAAATTTGATCTTCTGAACTTACTGAATACAATTCCAAATGAACGGAGATTTAGTCCATTTGGATGTAGGCTATGGACTATGGTATTTGAGCCTAATTCCGATTTACTAGGGACACAAATACAAAATATAATAACTGAAGACGTATCAAATTGGATAGGTGGAATTTCAATAAATTCGGTTAATATTCAAACTTCTACTTTGACCGATAATAATGTATATCAATTACAGATAAACTTTACAGTTACCTCTACGAACCAAAGTGATAGTTTAACTGTAATATTTAATCCTAATTATTCCTGATAATATAGTAGATCGTGGATATTTATACTATATGAGTAATGTAAATAAATCTTTTAATCCAGTATTAACTAGAGACATAAGATATTTAAATAGGGATTTTAATTCTTTAAAAAATGCGCTAATAGCATATTCCAAGAACTATTTTCCAAATACTTATAAAGATTTTACACCTGCCGCTCCGGGAATGATGTTTATGGAGCAAGCGGCTTATGTCGGAGACGTGCTTTCATTTTATACCGATTATATATTCAAAGAAAATATTTTAGCAAGCGCACAAGAAAGAAAAAACATAATTCAATTGGCTTCTTATCTGGGATATAAAGTTCAAGCTACTAAAGCAGCAGTTGGAACGCTTGATATTTATCAGTTATGTCCGGCAATATCAGACTCTAATGGAAACTATACGCCGGACCCAATGTATATGTTGTATATACAAGAAAATTCTCAATTTTCTAATAATAGTTTATATTATATACTTACCCAGGATTTGGATTTTTCAATTAACACACAAAACTCTCCTAGAACAGATACAGTTTATTCAAGAAATCAAGATGGAACACCTCAATTTTTTTTATTACAAAAAACCGGAAATATAAGTAGTGGTCAAATATATACTAAACAAGTAGTTGTAAATTCTCCAGTCCCTAATTATAGCATTCAATTGGATGAAAACAATGTATTACAAGTATTAAGTATTGTAGATTCTAATAATAACGAATGGTATGAAGCAGATTATATGGCACAGGAGTTAATCCCGATAGAGTTAAACAATACGGCAACAACCACACAATTTTCTGATTATAGAGATTCAACTCCTAGAATATTAAATTATATATCAACATCTCGAAAATTTATAGTTAGCGTTGATGAAAAAAGTATAACCACCATAACATTTGGGAGTGGAACTTCTCAAGTAAGCGATGAATTGGTAAACTTAGACTCCAATTTAATTGGCAATGGATTATCAAAATTCAGCGATATAAATAATCCCGTAAATACATATACATTTTTAAACAATCAAAATTATGGCGCAGCACCATATAATACAACATTAACTATACAATATTTAGTTGGTGGTGGCATAGATTCTAATTGTCAAGTGGGAGATATCACAAAT